CTCGTTTTACCAGTTCAAAAATGGGACTACTGGTATTTCGTCTTTCTTTACCTGTGGTGGGACATAACTTGCTGGATCTATGGCGTGTGGGACGCGCCATCCGTTAGCGGAGAGTCGGCTAATTAGTCTTGATGCTTGGTCTAGCGACCATTCGCCCACATGCTTAAACCCGTAGCGCTCAAGCAAACGAATTTGTTTGGCGGAACTCATGCCCTCGGCCTTGCGCTTGTCCAGGCGATTAAGCAAAAGTGACGCTTTACCGGCACACTCAATGCCGTCTGCAAAAATGCCATGGCTCTCAAGTGCTTTTAGCTGCTTGTCTGATGGTGGGGCCATTTCCCAGCCAAAACTGGGAACGTAATTCTGCAGGTCGGCATCCATGATGGACATCTCGTATTGCAAAGGATCTACAAGTTTGCGCTTTTTTGTGCGCATCTCTGCAAGCTGTTTGGCCAAAGATTCCTCTCGAGCCTGTGCTACGTCGTTTTCGGCGCTTTTTTCGACCTCTTCAAGGTCAATTGGTACACGCTGCTGCTCAACGATTTTCGTCATAGCCTGGGCGACTTCATCAGTTTTTGCTATCAGGTACGCCGGTCGGCACAGTTCGTGGCGCTCGGTATGCCACAGAAAATCAAGTAAAAGCAGCTTGTCTTTGCCAGTTTCAGGCGACAGACGAGTTCCACGCCCGACCATTTGGCAATAAAGGCTCCTTACCTTGGTGGGGCGCAGCACAATAATACAATCCACGCTTGGGCAATCCCAGCCTTCGGTCAAAAGCATGGAATTGCACAATACGTTGTATTTGCCACACTCAAAGTCTGCCAGGACTTCGGCTCGGTCTTGCGACTGGCCGTTTACTTCTGCCGCTTTAAAGCCATGAGCGTTTAAGATGGCGCAAAACTTCTGTGAAGTGGCAATGAGCGGCAAAAACACAACGGTTTTTCTGTCCATGCACTCAGCCTCGACCATCTCTTGTACAATCTGCTCAAGATAAGGTTCTAGAGCGTCTCCTAAGTCAGCAGATTTAAAATCACCAGCTTGTACACCAACATGGCTTAAATCGAGCGTCAGAGGGATTGTCTGCGCCTCTATGGGGCACAAATACCCGTCCTTAATTGCCTGTGGTAGCGAGTACTCATACGCCAAGCTATCGAATAGCTCGCCTAGGTCTTTACGGTCGCCTCTGTCAGGTGTGGCAGTAACGCCCAGCACCTTAGCGTCGCTGAAGTAGTCCAGGACCGCTCTGTACGAATCCGACAAGGCATGGTGGGCCTCATCCACGATGATAGTGTTAAAGCGGCTCTGTCCTAGCGCATCAAGCCTGGACTGGCGTATAAGCGTCTGCACGCTTCCGACTACCACATACTCGAACCGTCCGAATGATGTGTTTTCGGCTTTTTCGACTGCGCACGCAAGGCCAGTGGAGCGTGCGAGCTTGTCCGCAGCCTGTTCAAGCAACTCTCCTCGATGGGCCAAAATTAAGACGCGTTCTCCTGCGTCAACTCGTCTTTTGGCTACTTCAGAAAAAACGATGGTCTTACCACAGTTATGAGTAACAGTGAAATCATCCAACAGATAGCGATTGTCGCCATCAACGGTAAAGCCAAAATATTCGCCAAATCCGATGTGTTCAATGGTAAAACCAGTACGCAAAACGCTTTTCTTCTGTCTGCGCTTTGCACATTGTTTGGCTTTTACGCGACAGGGGATTATTGAACAATCTCCGCTAATTGATACACGCCAGTATGTCCCAACAAAACCGCCCTGGCAGGTCTTTATGGTTTTTGAGACATATGCAGCAAGGCCAGCTGAGCGAGCAATAAAAGCCACATCTTCTGATAGCTGACGTGATTTTGAAATGAAGTCGTATCCACAACTTGAAGCTCTGCTACCATCTGTGTCGATAACACCGGCTAGGATTTCTAATCGTTTTTCCAGCGGTGCAGTTTTATACACAAAAGGAATGAATTTACCCGCTGAGCCAACTCCACGTAAGTGAAGCTCTTTAAGCTGTTGGTGGAGCAGCCCACCTTTTGCTCCAACGTATCCGCAGCGCAAAAGAAAAGTATTCGCTCTTCCAGCTTTTACTGTGCGCACAGTCATATTGTAGACTTCGCATTGGCGTTCAATCTCTTGCTCGATTTCTTCATCCATGGTGGTGATTGAAATTGAATTTTTTATATCTCCATCACCAAGAAGAACGCCAAGAAAATACGGGTCTACAGAAATATGACTCCCATCATTTTTGTAAAACTTCTCAATAGCCGAACTACGATACAGCTTGTGGGTGTGTTTTTTGTTCTTTGACCACGTAAGATATTCTCTGACTGTAACATCGATAATTTTTCCACCAATTTGTGAGGGGTATTGCGGGTGCTCTTTTAGTCCCGTTTGTACAAGCGATAGCATGTGCTGAGAATTTACGATAAATGAGCGCCCTTTAACTGGAATGATTTTATATAAATCATCTTCGCCATGGTGAAGGCGTAAAACTTTACGTGGCTTGCCGTCTGCTCCTAAAAGAATATCGCTAAGGCCTATTTCTTCGACGGCTTTTGTCAATCCATTTGCTAGAAGGACTTTTTGCCCCCTAGCATGACATCCGGTTGGTAAAACAAGGAGCGTCTTGCGACGCCCCTTTTCCCATTCATCTTCGATTGCTTGAATTGACTGTGTCTGGTATGGCCTTAGCTCAAAGCCGGCCACTTAAAATACTCCAGGCGCAGGAGCTGCAGGAGCCGCTTGTACTGGTGGTACTTGCTGTAACGTCTGCTGGGCTGGCATGCCAACAGGGGCTGCCATAGGCTGTTGTACTGGCACAGCAGACATAGGAACTTGCTGCTGTACGTAGGTTTGTTGCTGCATCTGCTGGGGGGCAATAGCGGCTACCTGAGGTGTGGGTGTTGCAGCAGTAGGGGCTGCATATGCAGCTTGCTGTGGAGTTGCGCTAAGGCCTTTCTTCGCCACTTCTGATGGCTTTAGGCATTTTTTGACATCGGCGTAGGTATCGCCGTTGTATTCGCGATGCTCCATGTGAAGCCATCCTGTAGCACCTACTACAGCATCCCAGCGAGGAGCGAACATATCTCCTTCGGCGCTTTTTTCTGGGGCAAGACCAACGCTGATGAAGAACTCCTTGATGCGTCGCATCATTTTTGCATTAAGGATGATGTTGTAAAAGGCATAAGAGGTTCGTCCATCTGCAGGATTAGTAAGCTTAAGCGTAAGTTTTGCCATAGGAGACGCTGCAATCTTGGCACTGCCATTAAATGTGGCACGCTCAATCTTGGTCACCTCAAAGGGGTAATCTCCTGCATCGAATAGGACAAACTCGTCATCAGGGGTGTTGTCGATAGGTTCGTCCCAGCCAAGTGCCCTGCCTAGTTCTTCTGCCATAATAAAAACCTTTCTAAATGAATTGAATAGATGAAATCTATTTGTCGATTGTTACTTTGCGGTAATTGATGCTTTGATGGAGTCCAAAACCGTAGGAATCCATGCCACGATGTCTTCGCGCGGTGCAAGAGCTTCAAATGGCATATCAGGTGTTGCGTATCCCTTGGATACAAGAGCGCCCATGACGTCGCCTGTGGTAAGTCCTACGCCCTCAATTTGGACTTTAAGCTTTGCCAGATTATCAGGGAGCGATTCTAAGCCGTTTTGAGCCGCGTTAGGCTCGTTTGTGTCAAATGGTACGGGAATAGCGTCAAACTCCGCTTGTGTGAGGTTCTGTGCAGCCACAGTAGCGTTTGTTGTAGTTTGTGTCGCTACATTTTGCGTAGGCGGCATCGCTTGTGTGGGATTTGGGATGTTTGGCACAGGGATATAGGGCGCTATCTGGTTCCACTCCATAGGTACGCTATCAGCCATGCCCCAGCGGTTCTTAGCATCATATGCTGCAGAATGGTTTGTGTGAATCTGGCGGATGCGCCCACCCTGCGCGACTGCTTTGCCGCTTTTAGCGTCGGTCACATTGATATTGGTCTTGTAATTGCAAAACAGCACCGCGTCTGCCCATTCCTTGACCATGCTTGCGATAGACGTTTTCCTGCCAGCCTGGAGCTTTAGCCCCCAGTGGTCGTAGGTGCCAATCTCGCCTGGCTGCTCAATGCGCTCAATGGATGCATGAGCAAGACACAAGATGTTAAGGCCACGCTCGCATACGTCGGTAAGAAGGTTTAGAAACTTGCCAAACTCCTCATATACCTTGGTGTATCCGCTGCCATAGCCAAAATCTTCAATTGAGGTCTTGCTTTCTGCTCCGCAGATGTGGGCGGCGCAAAGCTGCTGCGCCCAATCCAGGGTATCGATAACAAGAGTTCCACCACACTCATAGGGAAAGTCTCGAATCCAACGTACTTCGTCAAGCAACATGGACCAGCTAGTAGGCTGTGGCAGACGTGGTACATCGATGTGGGCGGTTCCCCCTTCCACGTCAATAAAAAGAGGGGAGGGGAACTGTGCAGCAAGCGTTGACTTGCCGATACCTTCAACGCCGTACAAAACTACTTTTTGCGGCTTTACGATGGTGCCACGTGCAATTTGAAATGCCATGAATTATTCCTTTCTAAAATACGCCTGGGGCGAATGGGGACAATGTTTGCGGTGCATCTATAGTCGGTGTGGCAGGTTGCAATGTTTGTGCTGCCGCATTTTGTGCAACTGCTGTATCTGTTGGCGCTACAGTGCTATCTTTCTTTGCGTAGCCGTCTTCGATGACCACACTGCACTCGTCTCCTGTGGATACGCGTGTTCCGATGACTTGTAGACCTACGCTTTGTGCCCAGCTGCCAAAATCAGCAAGCGTTTGCGTGTCCATTTGCTCGAGTTTGTCTACCAGCACAAAGCCACAATCAGGCTTAAGCGCTCGAACAATGGCTGTGGCTACTCGCAGCTGTTCGGCGCTGCTCATATCAGACCACGTGATGCCCTTGTAGACCAGATAGCCATCTTTTACGTCCAAATCATCAAGTGGCATGTTTGCGCCTTCCAAAAGCGCTATACGCTGCTTGCGCACAGTCTCGATTTGGTCAGAGATTGCCTTATAAGTCTCTTCGGTAGTCTCGGCTTCGGCTTCTAAGTCAGCGCGGCGCTGGTTTGCGCGCACCTTTTCGTTGATGGCATCAATATCGCGTAGCTTCTGCTCGATGTCCTCCGTAGATTCGTCCACAAGTTTTGCGGCGATGTCTTTTGTCGAGTTTAGACTGTTGGAGAGCTGAAACTTTTCGTTTACGATGGCGCTTACTTGGTTGTTCGCAGCAACTAAATCACGCTCAATTTGCTTTACGCGCTCACGTGCATCGTTTTCTTGCTGCTCCTTGAGCTTCATCTGCGCTTCGAGGTCTACCACCTTTTGGCGGATAGTCTGGTTTTGGCTGTTCTTTGCCAAGATGGCTTGCTGACGCTCAATAAGCTCGGTTGCGCTTACTGGCTCTTCTGGCGCGTCTGCGTAATAGGGCATGTCTGCGGCTACCTTGCGCTTACCAAGATAGTCAGTCTTAAGTGGCCTGCGCTGGTCTGAGAGCGTCTCAATTTGGTTATCCAGCGCCTTTATCTGGTCCTTGACGCCGATAAGGTCTAGCAAGACTTCCGCTTTTTCTTTGTCAG